ACTCTTGTTCTAGTGTTATAATAAGCATTACTACCACTATTAAAACCACTACTACCTGTTGTTTGTAATCTAACTATGAGTTGTCCATTATTTCCTGAGGGTTGAAAATCTGCTATTTTTACCATGAAGTGATTATAGTCGGTGCTTAATGATGTAAAATCACAAGTATTAACACTTGCACTTGTTATATGATTTGTAGTCACATGATCTATATCGTTTGCTTGACCTGCACCTGTTATTGTACCTGTAAAGGCATAGTTATCAGTTAAATCAAATCCGTTTGCTTTTATAAGATTAAATGGCATTATACTACTTCCTTTATTGCTTTTATTTCATCATCAGTCAAACCTAATTCTTTAAGTTTGGTTATAGCTGAAGTTTTATCATTGTTTTGTTTTGTTTGAGCATCATCAAAATCACTTTGCATTTGTGCTAATCCGTCAGTGCATTCTTGTTCTGTAGGTTTTGTTTTTGTATCATCAAGAATAATTAAGTTTTCATAAACTTTATTTTTGCTATCACTCCACCCAAACCATTGACCACTATGTAATTGTGCTAAATAATCTTCTATATGGTCTGGTCTATTATTAATATCCATTTTATGTATCTCCTAATCTTATAAAATTCATAAATGTTGCGTTATAAGTTGAAGTACCAAAAACCATATTGTTGCCACTATTACTAGAAATGCTAAATCTTACCTTATGTGTAGATGTATTTGTCACATCAAAAAAATATGAGGTAGAAACAGTTAATCTTTGATTTGCATAATTAGAGCTATAAAGTGCATGAGCCACACTTGTATAACTACTACTGCCATCAGTTGTAATAAAAATTTCACCAAATATTTGGTTATCATCTGCGGCATTTCTATATCCTTGCCAAAAAAAATCTATTTTATAAATACCTGTGCTTGGGAAACTAAAAGTGCCAGAACTTTCTGACATTCCTGTTCCAATACTTCCATAACCTGTGCTATCGTTTCTTTCTAAATTAGAACCTATTGGTCCTGCATCACCTGTAAAACTTGTAGTCAATCTCCATTGGTCTGCCATAGTAATTCCATTAGTAGATGCAACTGAGGAAAAAGATAATGTACCACTTCCGTTTGTAGTTAATGCTTGACCACTACTTCCGTCTGAAACATTTAATTGTGATATACCAACACTACCTGCACTTGGTGCTTGTGTTAGTTTTACTGCGTTGATGTAGTGAACTTCTACGACATCTGAACTGACAAGAGTACCACCAAGAGTTAAAGTCTTGTTGCCTGTTCCACCGACAGAATAGTTTGTGCTATCCTGTTTAACAAAATTAACAAATACAATGATGTCGTTTTCTGAAGCTATATCATGGGTTAAAGTGACTGTAGTTCCTGTTGTAGATGTAAATCTATCTAGCAGTCCACTTGTAAATCCTGCTTTTGGTTGAACTCCAATATAACCCATATAAAACCTATGTAATCTCTAATATACTTAGTGTTGCGTCTATCTTTGCTGATACTGAACAATCTATTTTTATTATATCCGTTGCTTGAACAACAACTTTACCACCTGTTAAAATTTCTAATGGTGACCCAACAGGAACAGAAATATCTTTTGCTAAAAAAACAGTTTCATTTGTTTCTGTATCTGAAGTATCTGAAACTAATTGAACACTAGCAGTCACCCCTGTTGTATGAATATTATTTAACACAAGACCAATAACAACAGTAGTAGTTGCATTTGGAACTGTATAGAGAGTCAATGGTGTTCCTGCACTCGCAGGCATAGCACCATTAGTTTTTACTTTAAATGTATTTGCCATATCTTTTTTATCCTAATGCTATTGCCAATGGCAATGCGTTTGGGTCAGTTTCGGATATTGTTCCTGTCACTGACATTGTACTTGTTAAAGCATTACTTGAAATATTTAATTGTAATATTTCAACATTATCTGTGCCGTCATTCATTTTTAACTTTAAAACACCAGATGTTGCAGTATCTACCCATAGAGTTCCTGCGGCTGCAGTAGCAGGTGCAGAGGTACCAGAATGAGAAGAATTTATTGCACTTAGTGCTGAATTAAGATTTGATCGAAATGTACCAAATGCAACATTATCAATAGTTATTTGTGAAACTTGCGACATTACTTATTTAATACCTCATTAATTTTAACTTTTCAAGCCTATTCCTTGTGCTTGGTAATCAAAAGTTTTATTTATTATAGAATTAGAACTGTTAAAAAATGTAATATCAAATGATGTTGCTGATTTATTATTTACCACAAAATAATCACCACTAGACATATCTTGACCAGTTATTGTTATATTTGGTGTTTGATAGAAACCATTTGTAAATGTTATTGTTTTCGTTGATGTTGTACTTGCAACATCTTCATCAAATTCACTTCTTCGTTCTAAATTTAAAGAAATAGTTAATCCCTTTACCAATGCTCTTGATTGATTATTTAATGACAACAATTTTGCCTTAAATTTAAAAAATTTACCTTTAAATGTTCCTTGTTGTGCAATTCCTGTAAAGGTTGATATTGCGTCAAGACTTGTTTCACTAGCACCTATTTGTATATTTGTTCCTGCATTAGTTGGTAGATTGCCGTCAAAAGGTGCTTTGGCATTTTCAAATAAATTTTCACCACGGCCAAAATCAAATAAATCATAAGGGTCATCAGATACCATGTCTAATTGTATTTTGAATGTTGCGTCAAAAATAAATGGTAATGTAATTGTTCCGTTAAAATCATAAGTTCCACTTGATATAATATTTTTATTAATACCACCTGTTTCAAAAACATAAACACTATCAACAGCATCAAATAATCCTGTTTTGTCTTCAAAATTGGTTATTGTATCTAAGGTTATAACATTATCACTACCTGCTAGTCCTGTTTCAGTTCTTCTAAATGTATTATTAAATGTTCCTGTAAAATTAGGGTGTTCTGCAATACTTGATATATTTTGATAACCTTGAGCACTTACATTTGAACTATAAATAAATGTTGGCTCTAAACTTTCATTACCAAGTTTATCAATGGCTTTTATTGCTAATGCAAAGGGTGGGTCTATTCTATTTACAATAACTGTGTTCGCACTTCTTCTTGGCACTCTTACAAGATCAGTAGAATTAAACCATTGTGCGTTTGCTGAAACCTTTTGATACCTAATTTCATAACTTTCTACATCTAAGTCAGTCACCGGTATCCATGAAAGTTGCATTTGATCTGAGCCAATTAATGAAATAGAAAAATCGGTCACATTTGCAGGTGCTTCTGTTGCACCAATGACTTTATGGGTTGCAGTTATATAACTAGATTTAACACCTAATGAATTTATTGCTCTTGTTCTTACTTCATAAGTTGCACCGTCTATTGCATTTAATAACTGATATTCTAACGCCTTGCCTTCACCTATTAATCTAAAATTATCTGTGACTGCATTTCCGTCTTTATCAAGTGTTTGTTTTGATTCTACTTCATAATCACTAACAAATTGATCTGGTGAAGCACCAATCGTTGCCTTCAATCTTGTTATGACTGTTCCGTCATTGTATTCAACTAGATCATCACTTAATGTTAAAGAAGCTGCAGGTTGCACAGTAAAAGGGTCTGGAAAATTTGTATCAGATATTGTTGCAACCTCACCAATAGATGAAAACGAATACCATGATTCTTGATGCTCCTGTAAAGATAAAGAGGCAGTGAAATTAGCATTTAATGTCATTCCACCAACTCTAAATTTTTTATCAGTCATACCTAAAATTGTTGATGATACATTTACAATATCACCTATTGCTAAATCTAAAGTTTCATAATTTGTTGTAAGTCCAAGTTTCAAATTGTTTCTACTTCTTTGTAATATAATTTTACCAAATTCGTGGGCTTGATATGGTGATATAATTGTATCTAAAGTAATATTACCTTCTTGTAAAAAACCACCGTCTTCTGTTTTAAATGTTGAATGTCCTGTGTCATAAACAATAGTGTCTGCTTGATAGTTTTTGGCAGGGTTTACAAAGTTCACTAAAACACGATTATACTTTTGATCTTTTCTTTCACTTTCAAGATTTATACCACCAATAATATTATCTTCATTTAATGATATTGCTGCACTTCCCGTTGTTTCAATAATTAATTTAAATTGGCCTTGAACATAAGGCATAAGTCCACGCATTCCTCTTAACAAAGTTTTTATATTATCTATAATTTTTTTATTGGTATTTAAAACTGCATGACATTCAAATAATTTACCTGTTGTTCCTGTAAAATATGTGACTGTGGTATCTGCTATTGTTGAGGCAGTATAAAAACTTGGTATATCAAGCTCTGTTAATGCAATACCTTTTCCGTATCTTTCATTTCTTAAAAAATCTAACAGAATAAAAGCAGGATTAGTTGAATATTGACCTGTTGTTTCATTACTTGAATTATCAAATGTTGATATTTTTTTACCTTGAACTTTAACTTTGATATTTGGTATTCCTGTATATTTATCTGCGTCCCATTCAATTCTAAACGCAACATAACAAACACCTGATAATTTATGATTACTTCCCCAATTTGATAATGTGCTTAATGTACTTGAAGCAGGTTGGTCGTCTTTACCAAAAAAAGGTTGAATTTTTATTGTATTTCCATATTTAGTATCATTTGATTGTATTTCGTCATTATGGGTAAATCCACCTGTAAAACTTACTGCACTATCGTTAACTTGAAATTCTGTAATAGCATTTATTTCACCTTCACAAAGAACTAATGCACCATAGAGGTATGTGTTATCTGTGCCACTAGTCTGCAAAAATACACGAGTTCCACCAAGTAATCTTTCACCATAAACAACAGGAATCTGAGCATTATTTGAACTCTTATTTATAAGAGTGCCTCTTATTTCTTCAACTTCTGGAGTATCTGGAATTTCGGGAATATCTATAAACCAAGATACAACCTTTTGAACTATTTGTTGAATTGGTTTTATTATCTCTGCCATTTATTTTTAACCCTCATAATCTTATTGTTTCTAAATGCTTTTATCCAAACAGCATTATCATATTTTAATTCATTGCCAAAATATTCTTTACACCAATTAATCATATCTCTTATATTTTTACTAGAAACAAAATTTGCAAAACATAGATTATTACCACAATTCCAATTACCTTGATCTATTATAGCGTGATAAATAAATTTATTTTTTTGTATATCGTTTAAATAGGCCCAATTTATAAATCCGTATATATCTGTATCGTAAAATATTTTAAATTGATTTAATTTAATACTTGGTTTGATATGTTCGTAAATGAGATCGTTTGAATATTCTTCGTATATTTTAAATCGTTTATAAAAGGCAATAATTTCTTCAATCAAGCCCTTCCCCATTTAATATCTTGAACTGTGGCACCTGCAAATTCAAATCCACGATCAGTTGCAAAAAATCTTTGTTGGCTACCTTCATTTGTTTTACGACCTGCAATTCTACTAAAATCTGAAAAATGAGATGTACAAATTAATGATAGTTCTGCTCTATCTGTATTTAGTCTAAAACTTTCAATAAATCCTTTATCGTAATTGTATGTATCAATCAAAGCATCAGAGCTATTTAATAAACCAATATCAACAGTGACAATATCGTTTGACACAACATTGTTTAAAACTATTGATGTAAATGCACTATCAACTGCAGATAACCCAACAGTAAAATTAGATACATTTAATTCAGCACTTTCAGATTTACTAGAAACAGATAATAAATGACCACTAGCATTGTATGTATTTGAATTATGACTTACATTTTTATAATGATTTGTAATTCTTTGTGGTGTTGGAAAAAGTATTTCAATCAATAATATTGGTTTTATATTTTGATTTGCTAATTCAGTTTTTAATGAACTTGATAAACCTCTTGCCATTACAAACTCTCACAGAAATCTACTTCAAAATTATATTTGTCTAAATCATCAGTATTAAATTGTTGAACATCATTTGTTAATCTAACTGTAAATGGCACATTGTCATAAGTTATTGCTTCATCATCTGCTAAGGCATTTCTTAATGGTGGCTCTATTGTAATTGTTGAAGCATTACCAGAAGGCGTGACATCTTCTACGATCATATAAACTTTACTATGACTAGCAAATTTTATTAAATCACCTGCTTTGAATGCACCTGCTGAATTATTTTGATGTCCGTTTATCGTAATAGTTGTATCACCTGCAGTATGTGCACCATTAACTAAAACACTTGCAGTTTCATGACCTCTTGCACTTGATATTACAGGCGGAATTATTGTGAAAGTTTCTTTTTGTGATCTCTGTTTGATTATGAAAGCATAGACAGGTGCAAATGTTGTTCTACCCATAGCAGGATAAGAAGCAGAAAATTTCCACCTTTGACCGTCAACTTGAACACTAAACATTTTACCACTATCAGTTGTTGATGTTAATGTTTTTTGTTCAGAACGAAAACCTAATGTTTTAAATGTTGGTGATGTTGGGTAAGTTCCACTCATACTAACGCCTCTTTTCCTTGTGTATTTAAAGCATCATTGATTACATTGACAATCGTTGATCTTCTTTTAAGTAATAAATTATCAAACCCTTCTGTATCATTAGCCATAATTGTTATATTAACATTTGTTGAACGACCTAAATCTTTATTAGCAACAATAGTTCCTGTTTCATTTGGAACAAACATTTCAGCACCTTGTTCACCGACCATGTAGGGTTTACCTTGGGTCACATTACCACCTAATGCACGACCTTGATATGTTTGTGATCTAATTGCTGAAACTTGTGCCATTCCTTTTGCAAGGGTTATTGCAGCTTCAATATAACCAAGTGGAAAACCTTTTGCCAAACCTTTTGAAACCCCTTGATATGTAGAAACAATGGCTTCACCAATAGCATATGCTTTATTAATTTGAAATGCTCTTTTATTAGTTTGTGCTAATTGAGCTAAAACATCACGACCAGATGAAATAAGAATTGATCTTTTTGTTTCTTCTGACATTCTTGCAAAATCAAGTTCGTCTAGTTTTCCTTGTTTAAATAAGTCAAATAATCTTTGGTTTGATTCGTTTTGTGAAATTTCAGATAAATTTCTAAATTTTTCTTCTGAAATAAAACCTTGTTCTCGTAATTTTGCTAATTCAGTTTGTTTATTAGCCTCTGCTTCAATTTCCCCTCTGCCAACATCAAATTCTCTTATTGTTGCCATAGTCGAATCTTCAAATGCTTTTCTTGAATCCAAGATCTCTTTTATTAGATTTCTTTGTTCATCTATATTTTTTTTGATTGATTGTGAATTTTTATCAAGGGAATCTGAATTAATATCTATTTGATTTGACTGCTCAATTAATTCTTTGATATGTTCGTCAATAATATCAATTAATAAATCATTTTGTAAAATCTCATCTTGTAATTCTTTAATTTTATTTTTATGTCTATTTTTTCCTGCCTGTTCTAATTTTAAAATTTTTGCTTCAATTTCTGCATTTTTCTCTCTAAGTATGTTTTGCTCTTTGTTTTTTTCAACAATTTTTGCACTTAAATCTAGACCTGCTTGAATAGCAGCATTAAATTCTCTAATTGCATTTTTTGCATCATTTGTTGAGCCTGTTGCTCTTTCTAATTCATCATTATATTTGGCTTGTATTTTGGTTGCGTCATCAACTGTTCCAGATAATTCTTTTAACTTTCCACCAAATAATGCAACTGCCGTCACAGCTACACCACCAACAACTAAAAAAGGATTTCTTGAAATAACAGTATTTAATATAGCAAAAGCCGATGTAAGCGTTTTTGTTGAAACTGTGATTCCTTGAAGAACGGCAGCCAATTTTAATGCAATTAATGTTCCAAAAATTATTTTTAAAAGCTCGGCATTATCTGATAAATTTTTAATTCCTTGGGTGGCAACACCTAGTGCATCACCTAATCCTTGACCTAATGATTTAACAAGTTCTTCGTTCTCTACTATAAAATTTGTTATCCCGTCTAAAGCATTACCTAATTCAACAGAAAAACCTTGACCAAGAACATCTTGTGCATTTGTAAACGCAATGCCTAAGTTTGACATTTGGGTTGATAGGTTTTTTACTCTTTCTGCTGTTGCACCACCAAATGATTGATTTAATCCACGAACAAGTGCATCTCTAACTTTTGCAGCTCCCTCAGTAGTTTGTCCGAATTTAGAAACTTCTAATCTAGTTAATCCTAATTGTTCCTCTAATATTCTGAAAACAGGAACACCTCTGTCTGCCAATCTGTTTAAATCTTCTAATCCTAAACCACCAGATATAGACCTTGCAAATAAATCTGTTATAGCTTGAAGTGACCCAAGTTGGTCTGTGGTGACTGCAGCAGTATCGGTAAATGTTGTTAATAGTTTTTGCGTTGGGTCAATACCTGCAGCCTTTAATTTAATAAATGTCTCTGTTAAATCATCTACACCAAATTGAGTTTGAGTGGCAAACTTTGATATGAAAGCAAATGCCTCTGCACCACCTTCTGCACTTCCTGTGACTGATGTTAATGCAGTTCTTAAATCTTGAAATTTTGCAGTAGTATTAATTATTGATCTTATTGCTGCTCCTGTTCCTAGAGCAATAATTGCGTTTTTTAAATTGATTACTGATTCTTTGGCTTTATCAGTATTATTTTGAACTTGTTTAAATGCTTTGCCAGTCTTATCTTTTCCAATAATTTCAACTAAATATTTTTGACTAGACATTATTACCTTTTTAAACTCATTTTCTGTTTATTTAAAGCATTTTGTTCTTCTTCATGCTTTACAGAATAATATGCCTGCCATAATTCAAATTCTTCAACAGGCATGGACATTATTTCACCTATAGTTTTATGTAATTTTTCGGCCAAAAAGAAATGAAACCGAAGATTATAGTCGTTTGTTATTTTTTTTTTAAAGCTATATTTGTATCTGCTGTTCCCATTATTGCTGTTGCTATTCTTCCAACAATATCTGGGTCAACAAATTTTTTCATCTTGATTTTACTTTCAAGATCAAACATTTTTTCACCGTCTTTAGTTTCGGCTTTTTTAACGATAATATCAATCAAAACCATTAAATCGTTATTATCCTTAAATAATTCAGATTTATCTAGCATAGTAAAAGGTTTGACGTAAATTGCATCTTCACCTACTAAACCCCATTCTTCAACTTCAATAACTTTAATTTCTTGATGTTTGAAGTGATTGACTGCACCTTGCAGATAATCTTTTTTTGGCATTTATTAAACGGTTGTCACGCTTACGCCACCAGAAAACTGAACATTAATTGTTCTTGAAATAACTCCGTCTAGTGAAATTGCTTGTCCTAAACTTGTCACAATCGCAGTTCCTGAGTAATAAGTATCACCAGAGTCTGCTCCTTCGGGATATAGATTTAAAGTGACACTTGCACCTTGAGTTAATGCTCCTTGTCCGGTTGTATCTGTTTCGTCCCAATGACACTCAATAGTTGCCGTTGCGTCATTTCTAAGAACTTTATACGATTTTGATGTATCTGTTAGTGCTGTATCTTCTACTGTATCAGTAGTTTGGTCAATGTTAAATGCTGTCACTTCCGCAACTGCATTAGATGCAACCTTAACTACCCCTGCTGTTCCTACATGTGTTGCCATTTATTATTGCTCCTTTGTTTCTTCTTTTTTAATTTCAACAACTTTCGGTTTGAATGTTGTTTGTTTCTTTTCTACTTCAGATTTATAACCTTTAGCAAGAAAATTATCAAGTTCATTATCCCAAATTTCTATACTTTCGTTTCCATTTGGCATAAATACTTTTATTCGTTTAGCCATTATGAAGTACCTCTCGTAAATTCATAAAATACCCTTACCACAATTCTCACTGCACCTAAAGGATAAAGTGTTCCTTCATCTGAATTAGCTTCAATCAATTTTGTTTCTTTGGCATTACCACCTCTTGTTCTATCAGTATCAAGAGTTTCCTCAACAACTTCAATTAATTGGTTTCTTTTTGTATCAAGGTTAGTTTCTGCACCCTTGACATATCCAATAATTACAAAGTCTAAAGTACCTGCTCTTTTTCCTGCTGAATATTCACCAAGTGCAAAATCTTCTCTACTTTCATCAGATGTTGTTATATATAATGCAGGAAATTGTTTGTCGGACAATTCTTCAACTTTAAATGGCTCTCTTGTTATTTTAACAAATTCAATGGGTGATGAAACTGCATCAAGAACAGTAATAATATTATTGGCTATATTTTCTCTAAAACTCATGCTAACGCCTTTTTAATACTTTTACCAATAATTGCATTAATTTTTTTTTGTTCCAATAATGATACACCAAAAAACTCTCTTTTTGGCATACGACCTACACCTGTATTATGAATGAATGCTTTTTTAGATTGTTGTGCAGTTCTAAAAAATAATATTCCTCTACTTGGCCTTGTGGTAAATGTTAATGAACTAAACATTTTACCTGTAAAATTTAAATCTACAAAACTTTTGGGTGTTTGATCTCGATTTGATCTATCGTTTGATCTTTTTCTTCTAGCTTGTAAATAGCTTTTTGAATAAGGTTGAAATGATCTTCCTCTAACATCTTTGCCTCTTTGCTCTGTTCTTTCTCTAATTGCATCAACTTGAAATGCCGAAGCATCTGCTAATGCTTTTTGAATTGCTGATTGAACTCTATTAGATTTATTTTTTAAGGCTTGTTTAAAAGAACGACTATTATCTTTAACTGATAACATTACCTACAAATACATTCGCCACTACAAAAATCACACATTCTTTTTCCCCTTACATATACAATTATAATCTTCACAACATTCACACATTATCTGACTAACCTTAAATTATGAATCGGCTCTTTTTCACTTGCCTGTATTGTTCCACTACTATCTTCGTCGTATTCAACACCGTCACGAAGAACTGCTTGAAATTCCTCTGCATATTTTTTTCTATAAAAATCAATTTGTATTTGAAATGCGTCTTGTCCGTCACCACCTTGTGGGTCTTTCCATTTGGTCAACATTGGATATATATATTCAGCTAATGATTTATAAACAACACATCTTAGCCATTGTGCATTAGTTAATTTTGAGGAATCTAATTCTAAAGTTGTCACTTTTGTTATATCTTTATAACGAACAGTATGCCTATATCTCTCCCACCATTCCTCACGAATTTGTCTAATAACATCATCTTCACCAAATTGTAATTGTGTATCAAAATTTGTAATACCAAATTCCGCAATGTCTGGTTGATATTTTTGTACTTCTGATAATGCTACTGAAAATTCTGATGTTGCCATTATTTATCTTTCTTTTTTTTTGGTTTTTCTACTTTATCAACTTTGGGTTTATCTTCAACTGGTTTCCAACCTCTTAATTCCCAAATCTTTTGATTTTTTTCATAATCTGTTTGAGGTCTTTCAATAATCTTTTTTCCGTTAGTAAGTTTCATATTATACCTTTCTAATTAGGTGGGGAATTAACCCCACCCATAAAGTTATATTATTGGATTGATGAGTCAGCGATAACTTCTATACCGTATGAGTCATGTAATTCACCAACACCATATACTGCTGTTGCCACAATCTCATCGGCTCTTAAAGAAGCGTCTCGTTGAGTTTCAATCTTAATGTCCTGCATCATAGCAAGAGCAAGTGCATCTTTGTGGAACATTCCACCTTTATAGTCACCTGCAGTGCCTGTGTTTGACATATTGCCTGTTTCAAAGATTTTGATACCTGCGATTTGACCAATAAAGCCATTTCTTAATGCTTCATTTGATAATTCTGTATCTAAACCTGCAAAAGTATTTGTAAGACCAGATTTAAGGTCATACGCTACTTTTGGGTGTACAACAAGATATGTTTCATTAACGGGT